ATGCAAAAGGAAGACGAACAGTGAAGTGGTCGTACAGCAGCCTGAAGTTGTTTGAGCAGTGCCCACGCAAGTACTACCACTTGCGCGTGGCCAAGGACTTTAAGGAAGACGACAACGCCGAACATCTTATGTACGGCAAACGCTTCCACGAGGCTGCTGAACACTACATCCGAGACGGCACCCCACTGCCTGAGTACTTCGCTTTTGTGAAACCGGCTCTGGACAACCTCAACCAAATTCCTGGTGAGAAGTTATGCGAGTACCCGATGGGCATCACTGAAGACCTGCGCCCCTGCGCGTTCGATGCGCCGGACGTGTGGTTCAGAGGGATCGCTGACTTGCTCATCCTCAACAGGGAGACAGGCGAAGCCCGGGTGGTGGACTACAAGACAGGCAAGAGCGCCAAGTACGCCGACCCCGATCAGTTGGAGTTGATGTCCCTGTGCGTGTTCAAGCACTTCCCTGAGATCAGGCGAGTCAAGTCCGGGTTGCTGTTCGTGATTGCGAATTCGCTGGTCAAGAGCCGCTGCGATGCATCACAGGAAGAAGTGTTATGGGAGAAGTGGACGACCCGCCACGGAAGGTTGAAAATTGCGATGGACAGCGACGTGTGGAACGCTCGCCCGAGTGGGCTGTGCCGAAAGCACTGCGTGGTAACGAGTTGTTCGCACAACGGAAGGAACTGAGATGCAGCACCGAGGGAAAAAGCCCGATTCGTTTGCTGTTGCGCGTACTAAGAGCGGCAGAAACATAATCATAGAAGTGCGTGACGCTAGAGAGTGCGTGCGCCCGTCGGTCGAGAAAGATATACACAGCGCAGTGCACCGTCTCCTGCGCCGGATGTGCGTTGAAGTGACGGAGGAAGGTACACAAAATGCCGTACACGAATAAACCGCGCCCGTACAAGCACGAGTACGAGATGCAGAAGCAGCGAGGTGAGCACGAGGACCGCATGGAGCGGCAACGTGCGCGACGTGCACTGGACAAGAAGGGCGTGAGTCGCAAGGGCAAGGACGTGTCGCACACCAAGGCACTCGCCAAGGGCGGCACCAACGCGGACGGCTATCGCTTGGAGTCCCCGAGCAAGAACCGCAGCCGCAACTTGCACAACAAAGGCGAGCGTAAGTGAAGACCCGAGGTTGATCTTCGGGAGCCGAGGCAGTACATTTGAGAGATCCCTTGTCGGGGGTAACCGCTGTAAGGTGTGGGTGGGCGGCTAAACAAAACTACACCATCGAAGGCACGGAATTTAAGTAAGGGTTCTTTCACCCCTTCTGCTTTCTCCGCCGTGTGACTTCGAAAGAAAGCACCAAGGAAGACAGATGGCAGCAGACGGCAGAGTGGAGACCCCACTCTGCCTGTTCTGTCGTCTCTGAACACAGAAAAAGATGGAAATCGTTTCTAACAAAGCATTGCTCCTGAAGTTGCGTGACCCCAAGAAAGTCACCGCAGTGATACCAAAAAGCACCTTGGTGGACGACCATCGGGTGTTGGTCAAGTGGGGGCTCGACGAGGCGCATGTCCTCAAGAACCTCAAGATCAAGAACGTCCCCTCGCCGATCCTCAAGGAGTACGACTGGCCCGGGATGCACAAGCCGTTTGCGCATCAGAAGGACACCGCGTCATTCCTGACGCTGAACAAGCGTGCGTTCTGCCTCAACGAGCAGGGCACGGGCAAGACAGGCTCAGTGATCTGGGCATCCGACTATCTGATGAAGCAGGGCCGAATCCGGCGCGTGTTGGTGATCTGCCCGCTGTCCATCATGGACAGTGCATGGCGTGCGGACTTGTTTAAGTTTGCGATGCACCGCACGGTGGCCGTGGCCTACGGCAGCGCAGAGAAGCGCCGCGATGCGATCAACAGCGCGGCTGAGTACGTGATCATCAACTACGACGGCGTGGAGATCGTGGCCGACGAGATCGCCAAGGGTGGGTTCGACCTCATCGTGGTGGACGAGGCGACCGCCTACAAGAACGTGCAGACGGTGCGATGGAAGACGCTGTACAAGTTGATGCAGCCCACGACGTGGCTGTGGATGATGACGGGCACACCTGCTGCACAGTCACCGATTGACGCCTATGGTCTGGCCCGACTGGTCAACCCGATGGGGGTGCCCAAGTTTGCGTCATCCTTCCGCGAGATGGTGATGTTCAAGGTTGGTCAGTTCCGGTGGGTGCCCAAGCCCTCGGCAACGCAGACGGTGTTCGATGCACTGCAACCGGCCATCCGCTACACCAAAGACGAGTGCATGGATCTCCCCGAGATGACCTATGTGGATCGCGTAGTGGAGTTGACCAAGCAGCAACAGAAGTACTACACCACTCTCAAAAACAAGATGATCGTCGAAGCCGCAGGCGAAGCCATCACATCGGTCAATGCAGCGGTCAACCTGAACAAACTCCTGCAATTATCTTGTGGTGCGGTCTACTCAGACTCAGGCGAGACCATCGAGTTCGACATCCGCAACCGCTACGCCGTCCTCAAAGAAGTTATAGACGAGTCGGCCAAGAAGGTGCTGATCTTTGCCCCGTTCCGCAACGCCATCGAGATCATCACGGCCAAGTTGATCAAGGACGGCTACACCGCTGAGATCATCAACGGCGACGTGCCTGCGGCCAAACGATCCGACATCTTCAAGCGGTTCCAAGATACCCCCGACCCCCGCATCCTGGTAATTCAGCCGCAAGCGGCAAGCCACGGCGTGACACTGACCGCTGCCGACACGGTGGTGTGGTGGGGGCCGACGAGCAGCCTGGAGACCTATGCCCAAGCAAACGCCCGTGTTCACCGGGCCGGTCAGCGTCATCCAACGACGGTTATACGTCTGATAGGATCTAACGCGGAACGACACGTATACAAAATGCTTGACGCTAAAGAAGATATTCACACACAAATAGTTGACCTCTACAAGGGGTTACTTGACTGAGTGACGAAATGTCACTACATTGCAGCGTTACTAACTAAAACGGAGATACGAGATGGACGAGTCTGTGAAGGACGGGGGCACTGTTCCCCCTGAAAAATTGGTGCGGGTCTACCTGAAGATGCGCGAGGCCAGAGAGAAGTTGGTCAAAGCGCACGAAGCCGAACTCCAGAAGTTGGAGGACGGCATGAAGCAGGTCAAGCAAGGACTCCTGGAGTACTGCAAGGGGCAGAACGTGGACAGCGTTCGACTGGCTGACGGCTCCGGGATGTTCTACCGCAGCATCAAGAAGCGTTTCTGGACGAACGACTGGGATGCCATGAGCCGCTTCATCCTGGAACACAAGGTTCCCGAGTTGTTGGAAAAACGTCTGCATCAGGGCAACACGCAAGCGTTCCTTGAGCAGCACCCCGATTTGCTGCCACCGGGGTTGAACGTGGACAGCGAATACACCATCACGGTCAGGAGAACGTAGAGATGGAAGATAAATACGTAGACATTCAGAAGTTAGCCGAACACTTCATGGTGTCAGTATCAACGGTACGTGCCTGGATTCGGAAGGGCGTTCTGCCTGCCGAGTCCTATCTAAAGGTTGGCAGCACGTTCCGATTCAAGTTGCCGGAGGTGGAAGCCGCTCTGCGGAACTACACCAAAACGCAAGATAACAAGATGACCAACCCCCAACCCGTGTCTGTTGACGAAGACTTCTAAGGAGATCGAGATGAGCGAACTGACTTTGTTTAAGGGTGGCGTTCCTGCTTACCTGAAGGAACTGCAAGACGAAACCACCGACAGCCTGTCCGGTGGCGAACTTGGGCAACGCCGAATCAGCATCAAGGGCGGTGTGTTCCGCGAGATGATCGGTGCCAAGGAGTACCGCGTCAGTGAAGATCGCGCCATGAACGTGATCATCATCAAGGCGTCACCCAAGAACCACCGCACCTACTTTGCCGGAACCTACGTGGAGGGCCAAGCCGCTCAACCCACGTGTTGGTCTACCGATGAGGTGGCTCCCGCAGCCGAGGTGCCCGAAGATCAGCGTCAAGCGTCGCGTTGCATGGACTGCCCCCAGAACGTCAAGGGGTCGGGTCAGGGCGACAGCCGCGCATGCCGCTACTCTCGGCGTATCGCTGTGATGCTTGAGGGTGAGGTGGACAAGC